CGAGGGTAAAGTATTCTTATACAAGTTTGGTAAAAAAATCTTTGATAAGATTACAGAAGCAATGAAACCTGAGTTTGCAGACGAACAGGCAATCAACCCATTTGATTTTTGGGCTGGGGCAAACTTTAAATTGAAGATAAGAAAAGTTGACGGATATTGGAACTACGACAAGTCTGAATTTGAAGCACCTTCAAAGATAAATGAAGATGATGATTATATTGAGGCATTGTGGAAAAAACAATATGCATTGAAAGAATTTTCAGCACCTACAAACTTCAAGTCTTATGACGCTCTCAAAATTAAATTTGAGAAAGTAGTTTATGGTTCTGGAAAAACCACAACAGCAGATGAGATAGATATCCCACCTGTAAGTGCTGCTGTTGAGGAAGTAAGTGAAACAACTAGAGTAAGTGAAACACCTTCGCCTATTGAAACCACCTCCCCTAGTGATAATGATGGTGAAGACGATACTATGAATTACTTTAGTAAATTAGTTAACGAGTAAATCGTTAAGTCTCTCCTGTTCACTTACACGTTCATGCCCTACTAAATAGGGCATGGACTTATTTTTAGAAATATTAGTACAATTTGGTTTACCTGTAGCAGCGGCTGCTGTTATGGGTATTTTTATTTACATCATTCTAAAATATATTCTTGCAGGAGTTGTAGGGCAAGTAGGAACAATTACAATGTTAATATCTGCTCTAGATAACAGAATAAAAACTATGAACCATGACATGATAAAATTAGATATACTGATTTCAAGCGCCTTAAACTTGCGACCAGATTTAGATAGAGTATCAAGGTCAGATGGTAAAGAAGACGCAAGAAAGGATTAATGGTTGAGGTAGAAGTTACATCACCTATTATTGAAATGTTAAATCAATATGGGTTTGCCACAGTTGCGGCAATCGCTATGGGTTGGTTTATATATTTCATATACAATTATGTGACTGGTCAAATAATTGAAAAATTAGACAAGGCACAAATGACGACAATAGCACTAATAGACCGTATTAGAATGCTAGATAATGACTTAATACGATTAAGGTCAAAACTTGATGCCGTATTAGAAATGAGAGAGAATGAACAAAAAGATAACAAGCGTAGAGAATCAGATAGAATACCTAAAGGCGATTAAAATTGCAGGTCTTACACTAAGTGGCATAATAGTATTAACACTAATATATGTGGGCATATATTCTCTATTTTTATAAATAGTAGCATGAAAGCACTAAAAATATTAGTGCTAGGAATATTTTGTTATGTGTTATCGACACCTAGCATTGCAAGTGAAATTGTACATGAATTTTCAAATCCTTCTTTCTCAGGAAATGGATACAGCACACATGTCTTATCACTTGAACAATTAAGATACAGTAGAGAGAAAGGTATTAAAGACGATCAGAAGTCAGCGGAAGCGGCAGCGAAGCGTGAAGAAAATAATACCACAATCAACAAGTTTATAAAGAATGTTGAAAGTCGTATCTATGCTAATTTATCAAAACAGTTAGTTGATAATATGTTCGGCACAGAATGTGAGGGTACATGCCCAACATCAGGAACTGCTGAAGTAGAGGGTTCTACAATCTATTGGGTTAAAGATACAACAACAGAAATAATCACATTAACAATTACATCACCAGACGGTTCAACAACAACAATGTCTGTGCCAGTAGGCGACTTTAAATTTTAATATGGAAATGGTACCACAAATTGCGGCTGCAATGCTGCTCATATGTTTGTTAGGGGGTTGTGCCTCAACACAAAAGATAGATGGTGTTTATCAAGGCGAAACACCTTACACTATTGAAACAGATACAATTAAAAGATTAAAAAATATTCCTAGTCTAGGTCAACCACAAATTACGATTGCAGTTTATGATTTTCCTGATAGAACAGGACAAAGAAAACCTAATGTAAAGTTTTCTCAATTATCAACTGCTGTGACACAAGGACCTGAAACATGGGTTATCAATGGTTTAAAAGCAGTAGGTGGTAATGAACCATGGTTTATAGTTTTAGAAAGAGAAGGTTTAGATAATCTTGTAAAAGAAAGACAACTAATAAGATCAACAAGAGAATTATATGATGGTGAAAGTGATGTTAAAAACCAATTAAAACCTCTAAAGTTTGCAGGACTTATAGTAGAGGGTGGTATTGTAGGATATGATTCTAACATTACATCAGGTGGTGTTGGCGCAAGATATTTTGGCATTGGA